TTGAGCTACGGGCGGAGCAGCATATTGAATACCACTCATGTCACCGGCATAACCTAGATTTTTTGCCACAGTTGCGGCATCTGCTTGGCTCAAACCGTACTTACTTACAACATCTTGCGCACTCATACCAGACTCACCAAGTAGTCGGCTAGCTTCTCCGTAATTTCCAGCTTGATATGCAGCAAGAGCTGCATCGCCACCGTTTGCAAAATGAGCAATACCCCCGCTTGCCATACGTACAACAGGCTCACTACGTTGGGCAAAATCATACATGCCGCCTTGCGCCATACCGTTTTGTCTGGGAACATCGTCGCCGTCACCATAGCCCGCCATACCACCAGCGGCCATACCCATCAAGCCACCTTCAGCCGCACGATACGGTGTAGCTGCGGTATACGTACCACTGTATGGGTCAAACGAATAAGGGCGGATCATGCCTGTAGTTGTCTTGGGCATGTTGCTTTCAGCGCTTTCCCCAGCAAGAATAGCTGGGCCAGCCGCGTACAACAAAGGCATTGCGTTAGCCTTGAGGTACTTCATTGGGTTAGCTTTAACAGCGTTAGCCCCTTCCGACAGTCTGTCCGCAAAAGGTGTAGCAAGAGCTTTTTGTTGCGACTCTAAAGCCAGTTGAGACGCGGCTTCCCCGTATGCTGGAGTACCTGCCTCAAGACCTCGAGCAGCTAAAGTCTCGGCGTAGTTACCCACGCCCGCAGTAGTCATGGCATCAGCACCCGCGCCCGCCATACCAGATGACAAATTAGCACCGCCATAAGCGCCAAGACCCGCGCTAATACCTTTGCCAATATCGCCTGTACGTAATGCTTCTACACCGCCTATAGCGACACCTGTACCGACTGCGGCACTAGTACCCAATGCACCGCCAATAGCGGTGCCCACGCCGGGGGCAAAAGTATTGAGTGCAAAACCGATAATAGCTGGGAGCAACTTATCTAAGAAGCCAGCTTCAGGGAGACCAGTTTCTGGGTTAATAGTAAGGGAGCCGCCGTGGTTCTCGGCCAACGCCTGTAGTCCCTGCACTTCACGTGGGGACATGTGGATAAGCATCGAGTCAGGGCCGCGACCCTTAGATGCCATGTGGTCGGCTAGTACAGCAAGGCTCATAGTTGCCTCTCAAAATGGGGGTTGTTTGATAATATCATGTTGGCAGTGCAGACACAAATGAAAGTGTGGCTACGATGGAAGCAGTTGACGGTTTAGTTGGCGTGCCCGAAGCAGGGTACGTTTGGATTGTTACGTCCGCATCTGTAGTTGACCAGTAAATCTGGACGTGATCGCCTGCATTCATGTTTAGGAAATAGTTCCAACCCTTAATGTCATGGAAAGGAACTCCGGCACTTTTTCTAGCGGATAGGCCAACCAAACCAGTCGAGCCAGTGATGTCTGCATCGTTTTGCTTTAGCCAAATAAAAACGTCTTGGGGGGCGTTATCCAAGTTTTGCAACTGCACACTAAACTGCAAGTTGTATATACCTGCGTACTCCACAGTAATTTTAGAGTTAGCAACAACTGACACCCCGTTTGAGAAGTCTGTGGTGTTTAACGTCATCAGCGTGGCGGTGTTAACTGTGGTTGTCTGGTCTGTAAAATCCGAAAACGCCCCGTACGGAAACGCTAAATACCTACCACCTGCGTTACCTGTGATCTCTGTAAGCGCATTCTGCAATTGGTTAAAGTACAGACGCAGGACGTTTGTAAACTGATCTTGATACCGGCGCTCGTACTGATCCGTACCCAACGGCAAGTTGGGTGGTGCGGGGTTAATGATCCTGTTTTGTGTTGTCATTAACGTCTGCCGTCAGGACGAATATCTATACGAGGAGCGCCCAACTGCCAGCAGGTGTTGATCTGGTTTGAGCTAATCTTAAAGATCAGTTGGCGACCACGCATGCGCGTGTAAATCTGCCCTGTGAACTGCTCTGTAATAACGTATGTGTTACTTTTAGCCACAGGTTGTGAAGCTGTACTTGTAACGCCAGAGCCTGAGTTAGCCAGACCATACAAAGTCATTGACACCGACGGCAAAGCGCCAGCGGGAGTGCTTGTTGCGTTCTCAAAGGTCAGGTCAGGAAGGACACGCCACACAAAACCAAAGTTATGGCCGTCACCAATATCAAACTCAGACGAGCTAATGTAAGCATCAATTGCAACAGGGGTGCCGGTCGTATCATCGTTCAGCCCTGTTTCATGATTAATCAAGTTGCCTGTAAGCGTATTGGAAAAATAGTTGGCCGCAATCGGGTATGGCTGCAAACCAGAATCTAACCAAGCCGTACGTGACATAGTGCCGTAATACCAGATTTTTTCAAGGTAGTTATAGATGACATACCTGTCAATGTTTGTGCTGTTAGCCGAGCAATAGAACCACCAGACTTCATTGAAGCCTTCATTAGTGCCGCAAAATACTTGCAGTGCTTGTTCTTGGTTTATATCACTGAATATATAACGGCGCAGGTCACAGTTAAGCGTCTGCACACGGCCATCGTAGGAGTAAAACTTATCTACGCCCATCCAGTACACGATACCGGAAGCGATCACAGCGGCGTTGGGGCCCTGAATTGAAATGTTGTCGCCAAGCAACTGCGGTGCCCAGACGTATGGGGGCCCGAGGTACTGAAGCGAATAAATGCTGGAATCGGTAAATACTGTAATCTCTTGGCGGGTCTGCACTGTAGCAACGATTTCAGAACCGTGAGACAGTCGGGTAAACCCTGCCTGATTGGTGGGGTCTGGCGTCCAGTTATATATGTCGTCTTGCGCTGACCAGCGGATCAGCATGGGGTCTAGCACTGCACTGCCGTAGTCGTTGCAGCCAAACACAAGGACAAAACGAGAAGAGTCCGACACCACTATGCTGTTCTGGACAGTCGGCACGTCAACAATTGTAGACACTGTGCCCGTGCCCGAGGAAGATGTATTAACCGGATTACCCGCGCCATCTAGTAACTTAAACGTTAAGCCGTTTACTTCAAACACATAGTACGTAGTACCCGCAGTAATACCTGTAGGTAATGAGCCACCAGAGAATTTAAGCGCTGCGCCTTCGGTATAAAGTATGGTGGAGGTCACCACAGTCGGCGAAGCGTTGGTAAAAGATACTGTGCCGCCAAGAGAGTTGAGCAGTACGCCGCGAGTAGTAACGCCGTTAGTTGCGTCCCAGTAGTACAGACCGCCACCGCGTGGGCCAAAGACCAAATCTTCGCCGTAGTTAATCTGATTCCATATACGCAAAGCAGATGAAGACGTGCCGCCGTTGCCCCATGTAGTGCCAGACTGCCCCCAAGAACCAGCGCCCCAACCCGTTAAAGGGACAACAATCGCAGGGCCGACATTGACCTGATATGTACCAACAACAGAAGCGCCGCCTGTAGCACCTGCCGCAACCACAGTAGGTGCAGTAGAAATTGTGTACGTATTAGCCGTTAAAACCGTGACTTGAAACTGAGCGTTAAGCGTCGTAGCGTACGTGCCAGTAGCCCCGCTAAAAGTAACAAAATCGCCCGTTACGCAGCCGTGGCTTGCGTCTGTAACAGTAACAGTGGTTGTGCCGTCGCCTACAAAAGTTACATCCCCTGCCGCAGTGGTTAAGCGAATAGGGGTAATGTCGTAGAAAAGACCGCCTTGAGAAATATAAAACTTGAGATTTGTGCCAATTCCAACTACATTTGTGCCGTCAAGCAGCACCCAATTCCATAAAGAACGGCAGACGCCCAAATAGTTAGACGCAGAGAATGGCTCCCAGCCGCCAATTACTTCGGGATTACCCTGACGAAAGCGTACCTTGTCGGCCTCATACCACCCACCCTCGGTGGTGTAGCGGGTGTTCTCTTTGTTGACGCCCGGCTTGAACAGTATTTTTTGTAATGGCATGGGCAGTCCTAGGATAGAAACAGTGCTTTTTCAGCGTCCCTGCGCTTTTTTAGCCCTAGGAGAATTTTACCCCCTGCCATGCAGTACAGCAAGAGGGCATCGGCTGCGCCTTCCCAATCACCGCGGTTTATTTTCATGCGAATAGAAGAACGCTGAAAAGCCCCCACTCCGGCGTTGAAGGCAAAGCTGACACACGCGTCAAAAGCGCCTTGACGACCAGATAAAGCGGGAGCAAGTCGTAGAACACCACGTTCAGTAGGGACGACATCATCTGTGAATAATTTCTCGATCTCTTCTTTAGTCCAGACACGATTGTCCTCCGGTTTCAGTGGCATCTCTTTGCGGATCATGGGGGTGTCTTTACCCTCCACCCTGACTACAGGCAGACGAATCTGGTCTTGATACAAGACATGACCATAGCCAATTGTCCAGATATGGGCCGGGCAAAGGTACGGCTTGGTGCGATACCCCTCCCACTGGTGCATCAAGTCAGCGCCAGCTTTGCCCAGTTTCATTTCTTGCTCCAGCTACGTGAGCCAAACCAGAAACCAATGATGCCTCCAAGCATTGCCATCTCATCTGTGCTGAACAGAATATCAGTCAAACGAACCAAGTCATCCATGCTTGTAACCAAAGCGGGGCGGCTGTAAATGTAGTAAGCCATCCAAGCATTGATAGCGCAGAGTTCCAAAACAAAGATGTAAGTAACCATCGGGCGCACAGTGCCTACAAAGTTGACCACCCAGCGGCTGGCTTCTTCCATGATCTTCTTGTCGTGGTCATAGGCCGCTACAGTCATCTGTGCGTCTGTTTCCATAGCAATCTGATCGGTGCGAATCTCTTCTATCTGGGCTTGGGCGGCATAGCCTTGAGCCAGCATCTGAAGCTGTAGCTCCATCTGGACACGGGCAAGGGCTAACTCATGCTTCTGGTCAGCCTTGTTTTGAAAGAAGTCTAGTAGTTTGGGTAAGCCTGATATGAGCAGACCGCCAAGGGTTGATATGAGTGAAAGCATTCTTAGTCCTTACAAGTTTTTGATTTGTCGTCATTTTGCATGAGTTTGATACCAGACAGGAACCCAATCATGCCGCCGATAAGAGTAGAAAAAGCGGGTGAAATCATTTTGAAAATCTCGGCGTTGTCCACTTCCTTTGCCCACAGACCCAACATAAAGCTGATTACCATTGCCAATACGGAGATACATAGGGTTGTGCTTACCATGAGCGTGACCCACAGCGTCAGCTTTTCCTTTGTTTCTACCTGAGGTTTCTTGACCTGTCTGGGTATCGGTTTTCTGGTCATACAAGTTTGTCAATCTCGCGTTTAAGGTTTGTGATGTCAATGTTTATCGTAATCTGCCGCATCCTGTATTCATAAATCTCGTACTCGTACTGATGGAACTTCTTTACCTGCTGGTCAATTTGTACCTGCACAGCCCTCTCAGCGTCAAGTCTTTCCACCCGTTTTGCAAACGCTTCTGTCTGCACATTGGTTTGAGGCTGGACAATCGGATACCACTTGTCGTAGCTGATCTTCATTTCTTCTCTCGCTCAAGTGCATCTTTGTACCCATGAATGACTTTAGTTCTGAGTTCTGCCGAATCCGCCGCGCCAGCCCACTCTGACAAGTTGTTCCACATCACCACATAATCTTGAGATCGACAGTGTTGTGCATTGTTTGTTAGCCACATTGACATCTGCTGATGGCGCTCGGAGGGGTTGTGGATTGTCCAAGCAATTGACCAGAACTCGCGCACATGACAGCCATTCTTGGCTACGGCTCCAACTAGCCCCAACAGCAGTAACAGTATGAGCCAACGCATTTATCACACCATACTCCATGCAATGATGTACGTGCCATAGATGACGAAGGCCACTATACAGGCCGCCGCAATGAATGCTTCAGCCCAGTCCCACATGATTAGGCAGGCTCAACCCAGTTAGGGTCTTTAGGCCAAGTGATTGTCCAAGGAAAACCTGCTTGACCTGTGATGTCACGCAGAGCTTGGCGGTATGTAGCCCATGCTGTTTTATCCGCAGTGCTGTCGGCAATCTGTGTCCAATCGCTGTCCTTGAGCAGTTGGGTACGCTGGTTGCGTACACTTGCCGCCCGTTCTGCGTCTTTCATTGCCTTATACGCAGCTTCGTTCTCAGCG